GGCTCGCCACCAATTTTTTTACTGGAAATTGGAAACCAGGCGGGATCAATCCCATCCGCACCAGCAGGCTTAACCCTTATCCTACGGGGATCTAATTACATAATCCCAAGGGTTTATGATAATAGACTGTCGTCGTCCATCAACTGTAAACATTTCATCAACAGCATGTCTGATACCAGGACCAAAGATAACTAATCGATTTTGCAATGGTTTGATGGACGTTCCGTTTTCAAAAAGAAGTTTACCACCAAGAATATTTTCTATCCTTATATAATAAACTAAAGTACATATTGGAAAAGAATTGATACCTTCTTGTTTAAAAAGAATCTCATCTTTATCCATATGCCAACCAAGTTCAGGGTTATTTTGACTCCAAACTTCATAACCAATACATTCTGATAAATCAAAATGTTTTTTTGCTTTATCCAATAAAGGATTTAAACATTCAATATCCTCCTTCGGTTGGAGGTAGTAGTTATGGTAATTAATATTAGCATCAAGAATTTCTTTTACCTGAAGATCAGTTAAAACATCATCTAGAATAAACATATTACCAATGATTAAGAGGGCATGTAGCCCCATTAAAACGAACTTTATTTACCATGAAGCAACCACATTCCTTGCACCTAGAACTTTCAAATTCATAACGATCACAAGATTCACAAATAGAATTACGTAGATCAATCAAATCATCAGATACAAGAAGTCTCCTAGTCTTTGCGAAGGACTTGGCAATATCTAAAGCAGTATTAGATAAATTTCTTGCTTGTTCTGGGATACTAGGGAAGTCGTTACTCATTAAACAAAGGGGTCATTGATCCCGACCAGGGTGATTTTATAGTCATCCCAGGACTAGCTCCACCAGTGCTGTTATAGTCCATCCGTGACTTTAAGATCATGAGGATACAGTGTCCTTTACATAACAAGGAACGCCTTCAGGATCTAACCACTTAGGGTATTCATGATCCTCAATTGCTAGGAGCATCTGATCTCCATTATCAAACAAGTAAATATCAGAATACTTTTTAGTATATTCATTCGCTTTCTGCAACCGAAAATCTGGTTTACCATTCAGTTGAATGTAACCTCTCTGCACAAAACGATAAGGAAATCGTTCGTGAATAACAATAGTTTTTGTTGAAGCAACAGACTTAGGATCTAGATCGTTCATGAAACAGCACAGTTAAGGTCATTAAAAAGACATTCAACTAAAGTTTGATAGTCGTCTTCAAGATCTCCAGAGAAATCTACACCTTCTTTTTCGTAAAATCTACGAACTTTTTTATAGAGTTTTGGATTTTTAACATCGAGATAACAATCGCCATTCGCAGCTGCTGTCAGCATACTAATGTCTTTTTTGAACTTAACTAGAACAGACATGAGTCGGTTAGGTGTACGAGTTAATCTTATCGTATTGGACTGGGATTGTCAAGGAGCTTCTGCTGTCTCTTGGTATAGTTTGAAGTAGTCATCATCCATAGGAGATGCAATCCCTGCTTCGATAGAAGCTTTAATTGCCTCTTCAGAAGGCACCATCATAACATCTTTTCCGTCTGGTGTGAGAATATGAAATGATTCTCCTTTCTCAACTCTATCAAAGATAGAATCAAAATTAGACTCCAATTGTTCCAATGTAATTTTTTCCATCGAAGGGTATAAAATTAAATGTTTACGTCTGTGGGGTCGGAAAGAGAATCTGATTTTTTATTAAATTCATCTAGTTTGGCTTTCGTAGTTTCACGATTCCTCAGATACTCAAGAATTGCTGCAGCGGAAGTAAATTGATACGGATCATCTGCGGAGTTATTCTTTTCTCCAGTTTCTGGAGCTTCTTCAAATTCATGGACAACAACATTATCATTAATGATCAAAGCATGCCTCCACGCTCTTCTACCCATGCCAGTATTGAAGAACTGTATTACTTTTTGTCCTGGAGAAGCAAATTGTTCAAACCTTAAGAGCCAAGCACCGTTTCCATCACACAAGTATTGTTGTTTCTTGATACCCATAGACTTCCACCAGGATTTCATCACCCATGGATCGTTCATAGAACAGCAATAAACTTCGTCAATTCCAAAAGATTTGATTTCATCATAGGCTTCCTCAAACTCTGGTACATGTTTGGTACTACATGTAGGGGTGTAGGCTCCACAAACAAAGTATACTACTACTTTTTTGCCCTTAAATTCATCGTGTACTGGTTTTTTCTTTAGCGTATTTTTTTGCGTTAGATAAAACAATTCAGCATTTGGGACTTGAAACATGATTTTAAATTCTTTAGACGTAAGGTATATATTCAGCCAAGTGGCTTTATAGATTGGAACTGCTCTTTTAGATTATACGACAGTTTATAGTTTTCAGTCAACACATAATATCCAATTATAGACGATCCGTCACACTCAAATCCATATCCTTTCACACACTCTTCCGAATCGTCAATACGAAATTTTTTCTGCCCAGAAAGGTATGAGTGGTATCGTTCGTCTAGATTAATCATTATCGTTCCTCGAAGGTTAATTTACGAACTTTACGTTTGCGTCGTTCTTCCTGGTATTTTAGGTCAGAATTTGTCAGAAAACCCTGACTTTCAGCATAATTTTTACATTTAATAATAATTACACAGTTTAAATCTACCGCCGTGATAGTGTCATCTTTGATCATCATATTGTTTTCGCAACCACAGGCTTGTAGTTTCGATGATGAGATGATTTCTTTATTGCAACAGGTGCATTTTGTATGTAACATTTGTTATGGGAGATACTGGGGTCGAACCAGTGACATCTTCGGTGTAAACGAAGCGCTCTACCTCTGAGCTAATCTCCCAAGGAAACCCACATGGTAGGATCAGAAACATGATGTTCTGAATCCCAATCTGTTTTGTCTTTAGATGTTATCATTATATCATATGAAATAGAAAATCGGAAGTCATTTCCAGTAAATTCTGTAACTCTATGCTCTAATGAAGAAGGGAAAATTAGAAGTTGATTTTCGGTAGGTGAATAGATACGATTTTTTTTATCTATTGTAACTGGTAATTTTTTAAGTACATGATCGGGAGGACACATGAATACAATGTCGCCTCCATTATTTTTATCACATTTTAGATAATAAACTGCACTAATGTGTGCATTTCTATGGTTATGTTGAGCAACTGCTCCGTCAGTATCACAAACAACAGGCCAAGATTTTTGAATATAAATCTTATGTTTCGATACGTCTACACCAATTTCTGTTAAGTATCTAATAACGTGATCATACAGATAATTATTGATCCACTTAAATTCTTCGTGTTCTGAGATTTGATGGTGGCCTGTTTTATCTCCAGTTATATTTAAACATGTGTCTAAAAAATAACCAAACTCTTGAGTGTATTTATAGAAGAATTTTGTAAGTTTATTTTTTTGTTCTTCAGTGCCATCAATCCAATCATAATATATGGGAACGCCAAAACAAGATTCAATTGTCATCGGGAAGATCTTGTGGATTTTCTAAATCTAATTCATAAACCAAAGGCATAGCAAGTTCCTCAGTAAGGTATGAGGAAGATTTATATAATTGTTCATCCGTAATTATTTTATTTTTATTTGCTTCCATGACTACTTCTGGATCATCCATAGCAACTGATGGTACTTCATCAAATGTGAATGGAACATAATTCAGAAAATACATTTTTACAATCATGGTATGATCTCCAGTTTCATACCAAACATATGATTGTTGAACTCTCAGTTTATTCATATGTTTTTTTGCACACATTGATATTTAACATGTACGGTTTAAGCGGGTGATCGGGATCGAACCGATGGCATCTAACTTGGAAAGATAGCGTTCTACCGCTGAACTACACCCGCATTGGTCCCGTAAATGCAATGTTACCAGCGATCATAAATCTATTATCTACTGGGCAGGGATCCACCTGATGAGACATATGACCTGCAAATACAACTAACCTACCTTCAGTAACCTGAATTTCGTTGCCTTCTAATACTAAAGGGGAACTTCCTTCTGGGCAATTAATATAGTATGCAAAGGACATTGCATAAGGGTAATGGTTATGATAAGTTGCATATGAACCTTCATTATACCACATTCCCCAATAGTCTGCAACTTTAAAGTTTTTAAATTGTGGAGGGCTATCGTGATAAGCAGTACCAGTTCCTTGAGCAATGAGATCAGCACAGTTTACACTTTCCGAATCTATCCAATCAATTAAAATTGATAATTCTTTACAACCAACTGGAGTAATTGTAGATACAAATGGGGTTCTACGTGCTTCACCATTAACAATAATTTCGACAGAATACTCTTTAATCCATTCCATAAGTCCTGGATTAATTTCTTCCCAATTTGGACACTCTAAAATTACAGGTTCAAACAACCTGTACTTTGAACTTGTAGTTGAATAGTTTCTATACTTCATATGTCGATGAAAGGACTTGAACCTTCAAGAGTTGCCTCACTAGAACCTAAACCTAGCGCGTATACCAATTCCGCCACATCGACGAACGACTCAGGTTGGACTCGAACCAACGACCGACTGCTTAGAAGGCAGTTGCTCTATCCATCTGAGCTACTGAGTCAAAAGGTAGTTCCTATCGCCGCTAACCTTGAACTACCAAGGAGGTTACCGCAGTGGTACTAACCACTTTTATAATATAACGGATAAACTGATTGATGTCAACCTCGTATGCCAGACATCCAATCACCAGAACCTTCTTGGAAAGTTTCAGATCCTCCAGGAGGATTGATCTGAATAGTAAGTTTACCCTTGTGCGTAGAAAAGTTATACATCACTTCATGGATATTGTCTGGCTCTTTATTTTCTTCTTTGCGATTTGATTCTTCTCTTCTTGATGCTTCCTCAAGCATTTCTTCATGAGTCATTTGCTTTTCACTTTTAATTGGAGAAGGACCAAACCAAGGATCATCAGGTAGGATTATAGGTGCTGGAATTCCAGTGTATTTAAAACTAACATCGATATTAGTTTTCCCATCAGACTTTACTTTACGATTTGATTTGACTAATAGTTTTTCAAACATGAGAATTTAAAATTCTAGAGTGCTGTAACAGTTTATAGTAGATAGGGGTTATTGATTTGGGGTTCTACGAGTATTCTTAGCACTCTGATCTATTTATTCCAACTTCAACATCTTTGAGTACTCATATGCATAAACCTCTCGGTTACCTTTGATTCCCCAACCCAACCAGTAGTAAGCAGGTTTCATATAATAAGATACAGTCTGTCCACCGCCTTCAAATTGTGGAAGGACACGTTGAAAGATAGGTTCGTTAATCATATAACGTATCTGACCATCCAATGAGGACGGATTACAATCATACTTAGCACAGAAGTTTCCAAGACCCTTGTAACGACCGATAGAAGTCCATTGGATCAAACCATATCCACCACTCTTACACTCGGTGTAGGAGACGCGAGCACCACCCTCGCAAATGTTAGGGATGAACTTACTCTCCTGCTTGATGTTACCCATGATCGTAGAAAGAGCATTGCGATCAGTGATCTTTGTTTTTTCTTGAATCAAGAGGAGAACATACTGTTCCTCTGGAGTACAGTCTTCACAT